TTAACATATCCATCTAAATTAAGTGTAAGGTGGTCTGTGGTGGAGTGGACGGTCACATTGGTAGTCCAAGTCGTCATAGCTGATCTTTCAACAAATCTATCTCCTCTGTCAAATAGTGCAAAGGCACTAAAAGTTTCATTCCTTTCCAGGTCTGTCTGAGAGGCAAAGTATGAAGTCAAGTCAGCTCTGAGCGGCATGGCATTCCCAATATAAACCAATGCAAGATCTGTGGGTTTTCCTTTTACTTTAAATACTGTGTATGTGTCTGGGGTAATCAAAACGGGAAAGTCTCTAAATCGGTCCGGGGTCTCTCGTACTCTAATCATGTGGTCACAACCGAGCACGATTCCATGTCTGTTTACTAAGAAATATCCTTGTCCTACTGAAAAACATTTAACTGTAAAGTTGGGTCCATTGGGGTTTACTCTAATCCATTGGAAAATTGCTTTTTCTATCTTGGGTTTTCTATCTAAATAACCTCTAGAGGTCATCTGTCTTCTATTTGTTTCTTTGCTAGGTCTAACATCATATGTACCACGCTCATCCTTCTGAAGGTATGTCGCGGCAATTACTAATCCTATTGTTCCCATAATGAGCACAGCCGTGCCCACCAGGGTCAAAAACAGAGCTGCATCTGCTATTGTGTCTGTGATAACTTTCAGAATCTTTTTAACTTTTCCTCTGAAAGGTACCTCTGCTGCTGCTCTGAGTCCTATTGCTACTGCACTAAGTTGAACGCCATACTCATAGGCTATGCTAACCATGTACCTATGTTCTGGCTTAAAGTAATCTAACTGATCTATGCTAATGTCTTTAAATGATGAAGGCAACTTGGGGTAAACTAACTCTACTCCAATGTAAGAGGGTTCTGGGAATGGGCAATCTAAGGCTGCTAACTTTTGTTTGAATGTGGTAGTCTCATTTAGGTCAATGTTGTTGTCTTTTCTGAGCGTGTGATATTTTAAGACGAGAAGATTCTCGAATTCGTTCATGGTCGTTTCCGTAAGTTCTTTTAGGTTGTCATATGTCATGTAGTCTAGGCATGATTCTTTTCCACGGGAGGTCTGTTTGGGTAAATCCTTAAGCGCATTCACTCCGCCTGTTGCTCGGTTGGCCTTTTCTATTGCTTCCTGTCTGACTTCTTGGAATAATGTGTCAAACTTGGAAGGTATTTCAAAGGCTTTTCTTTGCTTCAGTTCGAGGTGTTTGTGCCATTTTCGGTCCAGTTCGGCGAGGATGCAAGCGTAAACTTCATCCTCAGATTTGTTGTGATAAGTTGGTGCTTGTTTTGAGTGGTAAACAACTCTCTGCCAACCCTGCTCTTTGCTAAGTGTAAAGTGTGTGTCTTTCCACCTGCGGATGAGTGCTGCAGGGCAAGTGAGAGATCCTTGTAATGGTGCTGATTGATTTGATGTGGCTATGATTATTTTGGCTTTAGCTAATGAAAACTTTGAGGTGATGTCTGCTTTGTTTATTGCTTTTCCTGTTGATGAAATGAGTTGTACTAGTTCTGCTGTTCCTTCTCCATTGGGGTCTTGAAAAAGGTCATCTATCAAATATACTTGTTGGTTTGAGCATCCTGTCCAGTAGTCTGCTCCTAATGTTACTCTATACCAGTCTGACTCCTTTCCTGAAAGAAGTTTTGAAAATGTCCTACACAACTTGGCGGCCAGGGTGGTTTTACCCATACCTGGATCACCATCTAAGAAAACAAGAAGGGGTTCAAAGCCTTCGTGTTCCATACTATCTGCTGGGAGTTCTGCTACTTTCCTAATAAAATTGTCTATGGTCTTGATGATTGTCTGAATGTCTGGTTCTCTAGAGAGGGGTCCTAATTCTTTTCTATATACTTCTGCTCTAAGGGCTAAAGTCTTGATCTGCATAAAGGCATCTGGATCTGAAGCTACTGCGTGGAGGTCTCCCCACACAACAAACTTGGTCATTACATCTAAATCCTGTTCTATTTTAACTGATTGTTCTCTAAAGAATGTTTCTGCTTGTTTCATTTTCTTTTGTTTTCCTGTGAGGCAGTGTCCAAAGTAGTTGAGTATTCCTTTAACTAAATCAAAGAGGTATGTGGTTCCTCTTGCAATCTGTCCTAAAAGTCCTAAGGGTTTGAGAAAGTCTACAAAATCTTTAAAGCTTGAATATCCTTTTCCTAAGCTATCTTTGAAAATTGTTTTTACACAATTCCAAAGTGATCTATACCATGGGTCTTCAAAATAGGGGTCATCATCAAAAGGGTTTTCTGTTTCTTCTTTACCTCTGAATGTCTTTGTGGTGAATAAAGACACCAGAGATCCTAACTTGTCTAAAAGGGCTGAAATGAACTTGGTAATGGTTTGAACACCTGAATAAACTACTAAAAGGTCTCCTAACAAATGGGCTATCATACTGGCTACTGAGGTGGGTCCTGAAAGGTTGGTGGCTTGCATGACATATGCAGGGATTTTAACTCCTGCATAGGCCATAACTTTTGCAAATTCTGTACTACAATCTCCTACTTCAAATTTAATGTCCTGAAATACTTTGTTGAGAAGGTCTGTTTCTTTTATTTCTTCTATTACTGCTGAGGCTGCTCCTTTTCCTAACTGTTTACCGAGGTATGCTCCTCTAAATGTAAAAATTGGCTGCTTTACTGTTGTCCTAAGTTTTCTAGCTGCATCTATGGGGTGTCCTGAGGTCCTAGTCATGTAAACTTTTCCTTGTTCTTCTATAACTACAAATTTGGAGTTTCCTTTCCTTCCAAAGACTCTAAAGTCTCCGGCAGGTTCTGTGGGGTGGGCAAGGTCATTAACAAAAGGGATTCTTCTAAACTGGTTTTCAAACTCAAGCTTCTGAAGCATGAGTCTTCTAGCTCTTTGGGGATCTATTTCTGTGTTGTCTTTACATATGAGGCAAATGTGGTCTGAATGAGCATGATAAATGTTGTTGTTGTCATCATCTGTGTGCATTGTTACTACTTTTGTTCTTGTGATGTGTGTTCCTACTTTACATTCAAAAAGATTGTCATAAACGACTCTCCTTCTGAGGTGGCATTTTCCTAAGGGTGATTTTCCTAAAGTGTCTGAGTGTCCTGAAATGATCCTAACAGTTGCTGGTTGGGAATAAATGATTCTTTCTGAGGCTGTCTGAGGGATGGGTTCTTCTACTTCTTCTTCTTCTGACGACATGTTTAAAACAGTGTCATCAAACTCTAAATCAGGGAGGTCATGTCCTCCCCTCGATGTGATGTTCGAGGGA